CGCAGGGCAACAGCGGCCAGTACAATGGCGGCAACACGATTACGGCGCCGACGTCGGGCCGTCATTTGTGGACCGAAGCGGGCGCCACGGCTGATCAGGATTTGGACTCAACGGGCGATGAGCTGACATTGCAGCAAATCGACCGTTGCGTTGAACTGGCCGAAACTGGCGGCTCAACTAACCTGGTGCCGATCCGTCCAATTCGGGGGCTGCCTGGCGGCGCTGAATATGTGATGTTCGTCCATCCGACCCAGGAAACCAGCCTCCGCACGAGCAGCACAGCCCTGAGCTGGGCCGACTTGCAGAAAGCAATGCTGCAGGGCGGCACCGGCCAGGAAAGCATGTTCTGGAAGGGCGGCCTCGGCGTGTACAACAAAACGCTGTTGGTGAAATCGTCGCGCGTTCCACAGGGCGTTAACACCTCGACGGGGGCGGCGATCACGACTGTTCGGCGCGCCATTTTCTGCGGTGCGCAGGCGTTGGCGTTGGCGTTCGGCGACGGTTACGGCCCTGAAGAGTGGAAAATGACTGAAGAAACGTTTGACTACGGGCGGCAGCTTGGCGTCAACGCGATCAGCATTTTCGGCATGAAGAAAACCCGGTTCGACTCGAAGGACTTTGCGACCATCGTCGTGTCGTCCTACGCAGCGAACGCAGCTTAAGGAGGGCGCGTCATGGCTGTTTCTGAAGCGCGTCAATATCACACGCAGCAGGTGCATTACCTGCGGCGCACGGTGACGTTCGCCAACAACGGCGCGGTGTTGGAGGTCGGCACAATTCCAGCCGGCTCTTTGATCCTGCGGCCCGCCTCTGGTGTCCACGTCATTACCGCGTTCAACGCCGGCTCATCCAACGTTTTGGATATCGGCACGACGGCAACTGCAGACCTGTTTGGGACAGATTTGGCCCTGGGGTCTGTCGGTTTCGTCGCTGTTGATGAAAACGTGGCAGGTTTTCGCACCTCCGCAGCGACCGCAATCACGGCGTCCGTTGTTCTTGGCGGCACGGCGGCTACGGCCGGCGAGGGCGAGGTCGTTATCTGCTACATTCCGGACAACGATTTGTGAGGCGGCGCGGTGTGGAGGCGGCAAAAGCCGCTCCGAAGGCAGGCCCGGCGAAAGCTGTGCCTGCCATGCCGGCCGTGAAAAAGCCGGCGCCGAAAGCCCCGAAGAAGGGCAAGTATTGAGGTGACTACGTTTGGTGTGATGAAAGCGAGGATTGCATCTGAGTTAGACCGATCGGACCTTACGGCGCTGATCGGAGATCATATTCAGGATGCGATTCAAACACATCGTGGGCGCCGCTGGTGGTTCTTGGAAGGGCCAACCAGCGGCGCCTACACCAGCACGACGACGGCGGGTAATTCCTACGTGTCGCTGTATCCGGGGCTAATCCAGCTGGACAGCCTGCGCATCACGGTGAACGGGCAGGTAAAAGACCTGAGCGAGATTTCGTTCCAAACAATGGAATGGTTGCACGACGGCAGTTCGTCCAACGGTGAGCCGTACAATTACAACGTGCGAGCAGAGCAGATGCGGCTGTATCCGACGCCGGACCAAGTTTATACGCTGACGTGGAAGGGCTTGTTTGAAGAGGCCGCGCTTTCTGCCGACGGCGATTCAAACGACTGGACCACGACCGCCGCGCCGCTGATTCGCGCGCATGCGATGATGACGCTGTATCGCGACACAATTCGAGATCAAGCGGGCGTTGCAGAGCAGAAAGAGGCGGTCGCGGTTGCAATAGATGCGCTTGACCGTGAGCACATGCGCCGTCGACCGACGCGCATAATCAAGCCAGGATGGTGAGGTAGTCATGTTTCGAGAGGGCACGCGCGCGTATGATTTTGCGGCCGCGCAGCAAATAGCTGTTGGGGCGGCGTCGGGGCAATCCGCGGCGGTAAACGCCGATGAGGTGTTGCTGCACGCTACGACAGCCTGTTTTTTCCGGGTGGGCTCTAATCCCACAGCGTCTAATGGCGCGGGCAGCATTCCGCTGGAGGCTGGCGAAAAAATGCACTTGCGTATCAAGGCGGGTAGTTTGATTGCAGTTATTCGCAGCGCCTCAGATGGCCATTTGTTTATCGCGCCCTGCGCGCTGTATGCCAGCTGATGCCACAGCTGTTTCGTTTGGGCGCGCTGCTGCAATCGCAGCGCCTTACGCCAAGTTTTACCCCCGCCAAAGAAATACTATCGCGCTCTGGCGCGGTGATCGCCGCGCGCTCAGGCGCGAAAATAGTGGGACGCTGACATGAGCACGATGAACCTTTACGATATGGCGGACACCTGGAATAACGGGGCCACCACGTTCACCGCCATCAAGATGAACGTCACCGACACAGCGTCGGCTGGCGCGTCGCGGCTGTTCGATCTGCAGGTAGGCGGCGTCAGCGATTTTTACATCACCAAGCTGGGCGCGGTGCACGGCAAGCGGGTGTTTTTTGACGTCACCAGCACCAACACCGCGATCATCTCTGCCAGCAACTACAGCCTGACCGGGGCCAATGCGCAAAGCCTGCTCGACCTTGCGGGCACTTGGAACACCAGCGGCACGCCGACACTGCTAAAGGCGAACGTCACCGACACCGCCTCCGCAGCGGGCAGCCTGCTGCTGGATTTGCAGGTGGGGGGGACGAGTAGGTTCCGAGTTGATAAGGTTGGAGACGTTTGGGGCAGCACTTTTCGCATATCATCTCTGCGCTTAGCTCAAGGCGGCGACTATGCGTTTGCGGACAATGCCGGAAGCATCTGGCGAATTGGCGTTGCCAGTGGTTTTACCGAGGGCCAAATTTTCAGCGCAGGCGGCAATCTAGCCCTGAGCCTGACTGCAAACGTCATTGAGCAACGCAACGGGACGAACGCGCAGGCGTTTCGGCTCTACAACACGTTCACGGATGCGAGCAATTATGAGCGGCTTGAACTTAGATTTTCATCTAACTTTGCGCGTTTAGACTCATCATCGGCGGGATCAGGAACCGCAAGATCGCTTATCTTTTCTGCGTCTAGTTTCTTTTGGAATGCAGCGAACGGCGGAGCAACACAGTGGACTATTACTAATGCGGGCCACTTCCTCGCAGGAGCCGACAACACCTACGACATCGGCGCGAGCGGGGCGAGTAGGCCGAGGAATATTTTCATTGCTGGTCTGGTAAATTTTGCCGGTTCTGCGAGGATGGGCGCTGCCGCAACTGGCGTTATACTTCTTGAAAACAACGCCGGCACCGACTTCAACCGCCTCCAGTTCGGCGGCACCACCCCCAGCTTCCCGGCGCTGAAGCGGTCCAGCGCAACCCTGCAAGTCCGCCTTGCGGATGACAGCGCGTTTGCCAACTTTGAATGCGCTGGTATTTCCACCACGGCTGAAATTCGCGCAGAAGCGCGTGTTCATGCTCACTATACCACGGCTATCCCAGCAGGCGGCACAACAGGCGCAGGCGTCCGGGTTTCCTCAGCCACAAACTTCGGCGTGTTCTTTGGCTCTGGCGCGCCCACACTCAGCGCAGCTAAGGGATCGCTCTACCTGCGCTCTGACGGATCAACCACCAACGACCGCATGTATGTCAACACGGACGGGGCCACGACTTGGACCGCCGTCACAACTGCCGCATAAAGGAGACAGACCAATGACCTACACCCTCACCATCACCGACGACTACGTGACCCCCGAAGGTCCGATGCCGGACAACGCCACCTATCTGACGTTCGTCCTCAACATGGCCGCTGAGAGCTACGCCAAACAATACTCAGCCGCCGACAAAGAGGCTGGCATCACCGCCGCGCGCGAGGCGTACAACGCCGCTCTTCCTGCCCCTGTGGAGACCCCCGATGCAGCTTGACCTCACCCCCGCTCAATTCCAGACCCTTGCCGGCTTGCTTGACGCCGCGATCAAAACCCTCGGCATTCGCGCCATGGAAGATGACGTGGTGGACCTGATGCAAGCCGTGAAGGCCGCGGCGCAGGCCGAAGCGCAGACGCAAGCCCAAATGGACGAAGCGGCGTGAACGGTGACGTTTTCGCTATGCTCGCGATGTGGGCTGTCGGTTTGTGCACCGGCTACAGCCTCGCGCATGTCGTGATGGTCCTGCGGCGGTGATTGTCCAGCTTGGGCCATGGCTGCCAGATCGGCCCGTCCTGCGCGCCCCGCATTGCAGGGAGGCGCGCAACGTGGTGCCGACGACAGAGGGCTATGAGCCGCTAAGCGCGGTGAATGAGCAAAGCACCGCGCTGCCTGCGGCGGCCATTGGTGTGACGTCGGCGCGCGATGCGTCGGGATCGGTGCATGTCTATGCCGGCACGGCGGCGCGGCTGTACGAACTCGGCGGCGGAACGTGGACCAACGCAACGCGATTGTCCGGCGGCGATTACACGACAAGCAGCGTGGGGCGGTGGCATTTCGCGCAATACAAGGATTTGATGGTCGCCACCAACGCCGCTGATACGCCTCAGGTTATTACGATGAGCACGGGCGCCAATTTCGCCGCCCTGGGCGGATCGCCGCCAAGCGCGTCGTATGTCACGGCCTATTCTGGCTTTCTGTTTCTCGGCGCGACGGCAACGAGCAAGCAGCAAATTCGCTGGTCGGCAATCGAAGACCCGACATCATGGACAGAGGGCGTCAATCAAGCGGGCAGCCAGACCTTCGAGGACGGCGGCGAGGTGCGCGGCTTCGCTGTGACTGACGTGTTGTACGTGTTTCAGGAGTACGCAATTCGGCGCGTGGCTTATGTTGGCCCGCCGCAGGTGTTTCAGATCGACGTGATCGAGCGCGGTCGGGGTCCAATCAACCAGGGCGCAATTGCACAGCTGGGCGCGGACATCTTCTATATGAGCCGCGACGGTTTTTACCGCTTTGACGGCCAGCGCTCGCAACCGATTGGCGCGGAGCAGGTGGACGAATGGTTTCGCGACAAAATAGTTGGCGGCAAAGATCACCTGATTACGTCGAGCGTCGACCCGTACAACAAGCTGGTCGCCTGGGGTTTTGTTAGTGTGGACAGCCCTGCCGGCATTGTGGACACGGTATTGATCCACAATTGGGCGGCGCAGCGCTGGTCTTATGAGGCTGACACAAGCGCAAAAATATTAAGCACGATGCTGACCCTTGGTTTTACGCTGGAGGAGCTGGACGCGCTTTACGGCACGCTTGATGCCTACCCTGCGCCGCTGGACGATCCGTCTTTTATCGGTGGGTCTTTGCGTTGGGGCTGTATCACGCACGATGACAAGGTGGGATTTTACACCGGCACGCCGCGAGCCGCGCTGATCGAAACGGGCGACTTTCAGATAAACTCCGCAGGGCGAGCGATTACGCAATTTGTCGCGCCAATGGCTGACGTTTCGACCGCCACAGTGCAGGTCGGTGCGCGCGAGCGGCAAAGCGATGTGTTCGTGTGGAGCAGCCAGACCAGCCAGCAGGCCAGCGGCCGCTGCGCTGTGCGTCGGGGCGGACGATTTCACCGTGTTCGGATCATTACGCCGGCCGATGCGGTATGGACGCATATTAATGCGTTTGACATTTCGGCGGCAGCAACGGGATCACGATAATGGGCATTGCAAACAGAATGGCTGGCGGCGGTATGGGCCAGCAAATGGGGATGCCTCAGTTTCCAAGGGGCGGCGGCGCAATGGCTGGCGGCGGCATGAGCCCGCAAGTGAGTATGCCGCAATTTCCAAGGGGTGTTGGCATGCCCGGCAGCATGCCCGGCATGCCTGGCGGCATGCTTGACCCCAGCGTAATTTCTCAGGTCAGCATGCCGCAATTTCCAAGGGGCGTGCTTGGCGGCGGCCAGCCCGACCCATTGACGGCTACGCAGCAACCCGGCGCGCCCGGCGGCCTGCCTACTGGCATGCCTGGCAACATGTTCGGCGGTATGCCTGGCGGTATGTTTGGCGGCATGCCTGGCGGCATGTTCGGCGGTATGCCTGGCAGCCTGCCTAGCGGCGTTCCCTTCGGCGCGCCCATCGGCATGCGCGGCGGCTAATGCGCCCTTCTGTTCGCATCCCGATAACCGGCGACACGACGGCCAAGATGGCGGACAAAATGGGCATCGTTGATAATTATTTGCCGGTCGAGTTTACGCCGGCAACCGGTTCGGATGCGACCGCCTCAAATATCAAGATCGCAATCGATGCAAATTACATTTACGTGCAAGTGAGCGAGGGCGTATGGAAGCGAGCAGCGCTGAGCGCATTTTAGAGCCGCGGTTTGCCGACGATCAGGTGTATTTCATGCGCCTGACCATCGAAGACTTGTCGGACATGTGGCCATACGTTGCGCCACTGCTCGAGCGCGCCTGCCTGCACAGCGGCGGACGATATGAGCCGATGCACATCGTTGAGCGTGTTGCGTCGGGCGAGTTCGGCTTGCTTTACGGCACAAAAGGCTATGAGCCTCGAGTGCTGGCCGTGGTCGCCGAAGACGTCCGCCCAACGGGCCTACGTATGCTTGAAATCGTGCTGCTTGGTGGGTCGCCCGCTGAAGACAACAAGCCGGTTTTGCGCAACTGCATGACGCAGCTGAAATCGTGGTGTCGAGAAAATGGCTTTGACCGCATCGTAATGGCGACGCGGGACGGTTTCGCGCGGATGTTCCCCGAGTTCAAGGCCACGGCGCGCGTTTTGGAATTTGAAATTCGGGCAGATAATTTTACCGGCGAGGCCCCACAATGAGCAGCGGAACGCGGCGCGAAAC